CATCAAAAATACCCCTAAACGCACAGGCGGCGCTCAAAACGCTGTTATGTGCGTTTTGCGTTTTGGAGACAAAAATGATCGAAGATTGGAGCAAATATCCAAACTTTGCGCGCAACGAATTTGCCTGTAGCCACTCAGGCGAGTGCGATATGGACCCAGAGTTCATGAGCGCGCTGCAAGCTCTGCGTGACCAGTTTGGTCCCATGCAAATATCAAGCGGATACCGCGCTCCAAGCCATCCAATTGAAGCTCGTAAAGCGCAACCCGGCACGCACTCAACGGGCAAAGCGGCGGACATAGCTGTAAGCCGTGGCGATGCCGTGAAGCTTTTGCGCCTTGCCATGATGGACGGTCGCTTCACCGGATTCGGGATTCAACAAAAAGGCGCGAAGCGTTTTATCCATCTCGACTCAACCACAAACAATCGACCAACCATCTGGTCATATTGAAGGAGACTACCATGATTATTGCTCAAATGTTGCTAAGCCGCCTCAAGGAGCCCTCGACCCTAGCGGGGCTTGGGTCCGTCATGGC